CACCACCGGAACTGCAACACAAAGTCTCGGTGTTGGTATTGAATTTGAATCAGAAACAAGTACAACAGAAAACACAACGGTGGGTTTCCTTGATTATGTATGGACAACACATACAAATGGAAGTGAATGGGGACAAACTGAAATAGTGCTGAAAGATACAGGAACTTCTGTTCGTTCTCATATGTTTGCTCCAGGTGTTATTGGTTCATTCAATGGTGGACTTACGGCCGCTACACCACAACTCGGTGACTTTACAGGTGCTTATCCAGAATATAAAGTATATGCATCGGGTAGTACAACAGACGGAACCCAAACATCACTTCAATTTAATGTTTGGAATAACACGGCCGGCCTTGCTGTTCCAAATGATACAACTTGGATGTTTACTTCGTATATTGTGGCAAGAAGACAAGATGCTGATAATGAAAGCGCCGCCTATTGGTTACAAGGTGCTATTGATAATAATGCAGGGAGCGTTGCTCTTGTAGGCGCAGTCAATCAAACCGCCATAGAAGATACAGTTGCTTGGAACGCAACAGCAGTTGCTCTTGGTAGTAGATTAGTCTTACGAGTAACAGGTGAAGCTGCAAAAACAATTTATTGGAATGCGGTAACCCATATCGTTCAAGTTAGTGGATAAGGAGTAACATAATGTCAAATTGGTCAAGAGATTCATACGGCGTAAGAACCCTTTCAGAAGTAAGTGCGAGTGCTGCAATTAGTGATGGTACACTCACATTAGATTTGAGTGCCGCCGGTGTTTTTTATGTTAGTCTAAATGCTGCAATAACAACACTTACAATATCAAATACTCAAACTGCAGGTTCATCTGCATTTACACTTATATTTACTGCCGATGGAACACCGAGAACCGTAACATGGGGTGGGAGTATTTTGTGGCCAGGTGGAACTGCGCCAACACTTACTTCAACAAATGGTAAAGAAGATATATTTTCTTTTGTAACGATAGATGGTGGTACGACTTGGTTTGCTTTTAACGGTGGACAGAACTTTTAAGGTGTAACTATGCCATTTATAAAAAATATATCGTTAAAAAGAAGAAAATCAGCAGCCGGGCCATCCATTGTAAATTATAATCTATACTCATGGGGAGTTGGGACAGATGGTCAAATGGCAGACCCATCGGTATCAAGTATACAACCGGGACTTGCTTTTTCTGGTTCATACGTTAGTGCCAGTTGTGATTTATCTACAAATCTACCATCAGTATTTTTAATAAAAAACGACGGAACACTGTGGGCATGGGGAACCAATACATCTGGACAACTTGGAGACGGAACCGTTGTTTCTAAATCATCTCCTGTTCAAATCGGAACTAATACGGACTGGTCATCTATTTCTGCTGGTATTAATCATACCGTTGCAATAAAAACAAACGGAACACTATGGGCATGGGGAGCAAATGCAAATGGTCAACTTGGTCAAAATAATACCATACCTAGAAGTTCACCCGTTCAAATAGGAACGGGAACGGATTGGTCAGTCATATCGTCTGTTGGTGGAAATAGTTTTACAATGGCCATAAAAACAAATGGAACTTTGTGGGGATGGGGAACTAATAGTTCAAGTCAATTAGGTGATGGTAGTAACGCAAACAGAAGTTCACCTGTTCAAATAGGAACTGATACAAATTGGTCAAGAGTTTCTGTTGGATTTTCATATACAATGGCCATAAAAACAAATGGATCTCTGTGGGGATGGGGAACTCAGGCTCAAGGTCAACTGGGTGCAAACGATACCACTGCAAAGTTGACACCAACACAAGTATCTGCGGACACGAACTGGTCAATTGTTTGCTCAAACTTTCAAACTACTCACGCAATAAGAACAAATGGTACTTTGTGGTCATGGGGTTTAAATACATCCGGTCAAATCGGAGATGAAACGGTAACAAATAAAAGTTCACCTGTTCAAATAGGAACTGATACAAACTGGCTGAATGTCTTTCAAGGACCCCACGCAATAAAAACAAGTAGAACATTGTGGGGATGGGGTTCAAACGCTAGATATAGGATTGGTGATAAAACTCTTATAAATAGATCTTCTCCTGTTCAAATAGGTTCCGATGCCGATTGGGATATTATTGCTGGTAATCTTAACGGAGAATCAATTGGAGTAAAAACAAATTATTCTATTTATTCGTGGGGAAAAAATTCGATCTATACATCGGATAGTGGGAGAATCTCTTACAGAAATTCTCCTGTACAAGTGCCAACATCTACAAATTGGAAAAAAATTGGAGTACAACGGACAAATGGTTCTGAGTTTCTTTCATTTGGTATAAAATCAGATAACACATTGTGGGTATGGGGAATGAGTCCAAACGGTTCACTCGGAAATAATACATCAAACGTTGGACACGATTCTCCTGTACAAATTGGTACAAACGTATGGGCGAGTGCCTCATTCTCTGGATGGAATGGCGCGGCAGTCAAAACTGATGGAACGTTGTGGGTTTGGGGTACTAATAATGTAACTAATGGTCAGGGACAATTAGGAACTCCTGATACAACTGCAAGGTCTTCTCCAATACAATTAGGTTCCGATACAAATTGGAACGATGTTTCTGCTGATATTACAATGGTAGCACGAAAAAATGATGGTTCTCTTTGGGCATGGGGTAGTAATTATCACGGTATGTTGGGTTCACCTAATGTAACAAGTCCAATATTAATAACATCAGATACTTGGAGTTCTATTGGTGCTGGTGTAAGTTACTCAATTGCTATAAAAAGTAATGGTACATTGTGGGGATGGGGTCTAAATAATAATGGTCAACTTGGAGACGGAACAATTATATCAAGAAGTTCACCTGTTCAAATTGGAACTTTAACAAATTGGTCATCTGTTTCTGCTGGTATTAACTATGTAATTGCTACAAAAACCGATGGAACTCTTTGGGGATGGGGACTTGGAACATCTGGACAACTTGGAGACGGAACCGTTGTTTCTAAATCATCTCCTGTTCAAATAGGAACAGACACAAATTGGTCATCTTCTTCTTGTGGTCAAAATCATACTCTTGCTGTAAAAACAACAGGAACACTTTGGTCGTGGGGTCTTAACTCTTCTGGTCAACTAGGAGACGGTACAGTCGTAAGTAGAAGTTCTCCGGTTCAAATAGGAACTCTTACAAATTGGTCATCTGTTTCTTCAGCAGGTGCATATTCAATAGCTACAATATCAAACGGTACACTTTGGGCATGGGGACTTGGAACATCTGGACAACTTGGAGACGGAACCGTTGTTTCTAAATCATCTCCTGTTCAAATCGGAACAGATACGGACTGGTTATATGGTTTTGCCGGCAGTTCATTTACAATTGCAATTAAAACAAATCAAACACTTTGGTCATGGGGACTTGGAACATCTGGTCAACTTGGAGACGGTACCGTTGTTTCTAAATCATCTCCTGTTCAAATCGGAACAGATACGGATTGGATATTTGCTACTCCAAGACCAAACGGTACTGCGTTTGCTATAAAAAGTAATGGTACATTGTGGGGTTGGGGTGTAAATAGCACTGGTCAATATGCAAATTATAATAATGTATCAAGATCTTCTCCTATTCAGATACTTTCAGATAAGACATGGAAATCAATAACAACTACATTGGTTACCGTAACAACGGGACAACACATCATGGCAATAGATTCTTCTAATAATTTATATACATGGGGATCAACAAATGCCGGAGGACAACTTGGTCAAAATAATGTTTTTAACTATACCTCTAACAGTTTTACTCCAATACAAATTATGTCTGGTTCTTATTTTACATCATTTAATTCTGTAAATGGTGCATATGGGACAACTGTTACTACTGCCCATGCCGCTGGCTTTGCAGTAAAATCTGATGGAACTTTATGGGCATGGGGAAGAAATGCACAGGGCCAATTGGGCGATGAAACAACAACAAATAGAAGTTCTCCTGTTCAAATAGGAACTGATACAAACTGGTCAAAAGTGTTTTCGGCAAATTCTTTTACTATGGCTATCAAAACAACAGGAACTCTATGGGGTTGGGGGATTAATGATTTTGGTCAACTCGGTCGAAATGACATAGTAAATAGAAGTTCTCCTGTTCAAATAGGAACTGATACAAATTGGTCGGATGTTGTTAGTTCTTGGCGGACAGTATATGCTTTAAAAACAAATAAAACACTTTGGGCGTGGGGAAATAACGTGTATGGTCAAATTGGAGATGGTACACTTGTAAATAAATCATCTCCTGTTCAAATCGGCTCTGATATTGATTGGGAATCAATCGGTTGTACGGTTAATGCTGCGATTGGTATAAAAACTACATAAAAATATGTAATATATTTTGTATATTGTATATTATTGAAAATAAAATAAGGTTTCGTAAAAAAATGAAAAGAAGAGTAGACAAAATAGAACCGGGTCAAATGCACCCACTTGATATTGCACTTCAAGCTTCCATCAATGGACATCCTGAAATTAGTGAAGATATTTTACGAGCTCAACCACAAGATGACCTTCGGGTTCTTTTCAATCTTGGTTGGCACGAAATGAGACATGGTAACCTCAAAAAGGCGATGGAACACTTCAACTACGGTCGGTATATTGATGTATTTGGTTTACCACCGATTCAAGGTAAAATTTGGAAAGACGAACCATTGGAAGGAAAGACACTTTTATTCAGATGTGAAGGCGGTTATGGCGACCAAATTCTAAACTTCAGATTTGCAGAAAGATTCAAAGAGATGGGTGCAAAAGTTTTGATTTCTTGTGCCCCTGAATTAAAAGAAGTATTTGCACGTCATGGATATATTTGTATTGATAATGAAATTGTTTCTGGTGCTCATTATGACTATTGGGTTCCTGCAATGTCTGCCGCTTACATTCTGAATATGGAATATGAAGATCTTGATGGTTCACCATTCTTGACACCACTTGAACCTCGTAAATTATTCTCAAAGAAAGGCTCACTAAAAGTTGGTGTTCGTTGGTCGGGCAGTCCTGACTTTGAAGATGAACAACATCGTAGATTTGACCCAAATCTTATGATTGACCTCCACGATATTCCAAATACAACATTCTATTCACTCCAACGTGATGAAAACTTGGTTGATGGTCTACCGTTTGGTGATATGAGAGAACAAATGAAATCATGGGAAGATACTGCAAATATTATAGCAGGATGTGATCTCATCATTAGTTCATGTACCTCTATTGCCCATATGGCGGCATCTATGGGTAAACCAACTTGGGTTCTAACTCCGATTATGCCTTACTATACATGGGCAGTTCCTGGTGATGGTTCACGGTGGTATGATTCAGTAAATTTATATCGTCAAGTAAAATATGGTGAATGGGACGTTCCATTCCAAAAGATTAGAGAAGACCTCACTAAAATGGCGGAAGAATGGAAAACAAAAGAATAATTCTTGATGTAGTCATCAGAACTCACGATAAAAGAGAAATACACGTATCAAAAGAACCGAGATATTGTAATACAGATAAAACAACTCTTATTCTAAAATCAATTCGTTCTCTTGTAGATAGTTGTAATAATACCGACTACGATATAACGTATTGGTGGTACGATGACCATTCGTCTCCACAAACAATAGATGAAATCCATAACATATTCAAAACCGCAATTCATCAATACAACTACATACCGTTGGAAGAAGAAGGATGGAACGCAAGTGGATTGGCTCAATTTGAACGTGGTAGAGATTCTAATGCAGATTTGATCTACTTTGTAGAAGATGATTATCTCCACTATCCAACTGCCATAGATGAAATGGTTGATGCCTATTACACGTTCAAAGAAAATTTAGGCAAAGAAATTGCAATTCACCCTTTTGATGACCCTGATAATTATCTTCCAAAATGGATAGAACCTTGCCGTATTGTCTATGGTAAAGGAAGAAGGTGGAGAACAAATTATTACTCAACATTTACATTCATGTGCAATCCTCAACTTGTAAAACGATATTGGAGTTTATTTTATACAATGGCAACTGAGTATGGTACTCTTTGGGGTGAGATAAATAATGTTCACGAAGGAACAATGGTAAATAAAATATGGAGAGAAGATGTTACACTCTTTACACCAATTCCGTCGGTAGCACTACACGTACAATATGAAGCACAAAAAGATCCATACTTGGATTGGAAAGAACTTTGGGAAAGTATAAAAATATGAGTAAAGAATTTCAATACACATCAGATTGGTTTACAAAAAGTATATCTGAACTTCTTTGTTTTACAAAAACATCAATGGTTGACATAAAGTCACCAAAGGTTTTGGAAATTGGTGCTTATGAGGGGTTATCCTCTCGGTGGTTCATAGAAAATATCTTGAAGGGAGATGACTCTGTATTACATTGTGTTGATACATGGGAAGGTAGTATAGAACACAAACGTGGAGATTTTGATTTGGATAATCTTTACAATAGGTTCCTCCACAATATGTCAGACCACATAGAGTCGGGTAAATGTATTCATCATCGTGGTATGTCAAAAGATATTTTACCAAAACTAATAAATGAAGGACATCAGTTTGACCTCATATTTGTAGATGGAAGTCATGTATCATGTGATGTTATGATTGATGCGATGTTATCATATCTACTTCTAAACCCCGGTGGTATTCTTGTCTTTGATGATTATGTGTGGGGATTAAATGATATGCCATATTGTAACATACCACACTCTGTTGTTGAGTTTCTAAAACAATCGTTTGTTCCAACCGGTAAACTAAAATTGATTTATGCTCAAGTAATGGCAACATTTCAAAAGATAGAATAAATAAATCTACATATTTATATCTATAACAAATATCATTAGATGGATTTATAGATTATGAGATACGTTAATATAAAAGACAATCAGATTGTAGATGGCCCAAGAACTCTTCCTATTAATTGGGAAAATATTTCAAATTTCTATGTATTAGATGACCAAACATTAAAATCTTATGGATGGTTGCCATATAGATTTGAATCTATACCATTATTAGACGGTGAAACTTACAATGGGACAACCATTAGTATTGGTGAAAATGAGGTAGTTGAATATCAACAAAAAAGACAAAAAACCGAACAAGAAATTTCCGATGAAATCTCAAGTATGTGGGAGAATGTCCGTTCACGTAGAAATATAGAACTACAAGAATCTGATTGGACACAACTCATAGATGTTCCATTGTCTACTGAAAAAAAACAAGAATGGCAAACATATCGTCAAGAACTAAGAGATATTACATCACAACAAGATCCTTTCAACATAATTTGGCCAACTAAACCGTAAAAATATGAATAGACTTATAGAACAAATAATCAAAGAGCTAAA